TAATAACGGTTACATGGAATTGGAAAAAAATGCAGTAAGATCAGGTTCTAGTGGTATTTGGGGTACAGGTCCAACCAGTACAAACTTCCAAGGGGTTTTTAACACAAGCAGTCAGACACATGTAGTATACCTTTTCGCTACCCTAGCAGGTGTCAGTAAAGTTGGTTCAGTAACACACTCAGGAAGCTCTACCGATGTAGATTGTGGCTTTGCATCAGGAGCTAGATTTGTTTTGCTGAAGCGAACTGATGCAACTGGAGACTGGTATATTTGGAATAGTGTGCAAGGCATAGTTTCTGGGAATGATCCTTACTTATTGCTAAACACAAATGCGGCTGAAGTTACCAACACGGATTACATTGACCCTCTTTCATCTGGCTTTCAGATCTCAGGTGACTTTACTGATGGAACATACATCTTTTATGCCATTGCGTGAACCATAATCAACTGACAAAAAGGAGTATCAACTAATGTCAGAATATCGTGAAAGAACAACAGGCGAAGTTAAAAGCCAAGGCGAATGGAGAGCAGCATTTAAAAATATGTCTCTTCCAAAAGTGTGGAACAGTAATGTCTGTGACGCAATGAACATTGACCCAGTACTGGCAAGCCCTGCTGCTACAACTAGTGCATATCAAACATCTGCTCGTGATGGCGTGGAGCAAAATGCTAACGGTGATTGGGTGCAGCGCTTTGTAGCTCGTGACATGTTTGCAGATACTACGGATGATGATGGCAAGAAGACAACAAAGGCAGAGCATGAGGCTGCGTATCAAGCTACACTAGATGCCAACACTGCAACATCAAACAGATCAACCAGAGACAGCAAGCTTGCAGAGACAGACTGGCATGGCATGTCAGACGTAACAATGTCGAGCGAAATGACCACGTATCGCCAAGCCTTAAGAGATTTGCCAACGCATGAGAACTGGCCTAACTTGGAAGATGCCGACTGGCCTACGAAACCTTAATGGGGGAGACATGGTAGATGCCTTTAATACCCCTACAGATACCAAAAGGTCAGTACAGAAATGGCACTGATCTTATGTCAAAAGGTAGGTGGCGTGACGTCAACCTAGTTAGATGGCATGAAGATGCTCTGCGCCCGATAGGTGGGTGGAGGCAAAGACAAAGCGTAGATATTAATGGCGTTGCCAGATTTATTATAGCGTGGGAAGATAACAGCTCTAACAGGCGTTTAGCAACTGGAACGTATAATAAGCTTTACGCATTACAAGCTGATGGAACATCTACAGACATTACTCCTGTTGGGTTGACGGCCGGTAGAGTTGACGCAACTATAAGCACTGGATATGGCGCAAGTTTTTACGGACGAGAAGGGTACGGTTTACCACGGGTAGATAGTGAAAATATTTTAAAAGCCACAGTTTGGTCGCTTGATAACTGGGGTGAGTATTTACTTGCTATGTCTCCAGACGATGGAAAGTTGTACGAATGGCAATTAAATAATGCTGTTAAAGCAGCGCAAGTTTCTAACGCTCCTACGTCTTGCTCTGGTTTTATGGTGACAGAAGAAAGATTTGTTGTTTGTTTTGGCGCAGGCGGCGACCCAAGGAAAGTGCAATGGAGCGACCAAGAAGATAACACAAGTTGGACTCCTGCGGCAACAAACCAAGCAGGCGATTTAAGAATACAAACTAACGGCATAATTTTAAAAGGGCTGAGAACAAGAGGGCAATCTTTAATTTTAACTACAGAAGATGCCCATACAATGACGTATCAAGGGCCACCATTTGTATATGGCTTTGAGCGCGTTGGCACTTCATGCGGCTTAATAGGCGCGGCTGCGGCAGTATCAGTAGATAATGGCGTATTTTGGATGGGGCAACGTGGTTTCTTTATATATTCTGGTGGCAGGGTGCAAGATGTTCCGTGTGAAGTAGGAGACTATGTTTTCTCTGATTTTAATAATGACCAAAGAAGTAAAGTAAGCGCCGTTGTAAATTCGTCTTGGAACGAAATATGGTGGTTTTATCCAAGCTCAGATAGTACAGAGTGCAATCGTTATGTTGCATACGATTATGCCGAAAACATTTGGATGACAGGCTCTATGGATAGAACGGCAGGAGTTGACCGTGGTGTTTTTAGATACCCAATGTTTATAAAAAGTGACGGTGAATTGTATGAGCATGAAATAGGTTACAGTTATGATAGTGCTACGCCTTTTGCTGAAACAGGGCCAATTGCACTAGGTAATGGTGATAATTTAATGAATGTTGTAGAGTTAATACCAGACGAAAAAACGCAAGGCGATGTGCAAGCAAAATTTAAAACAAGATTTTATCCGAATACTAGTGAAAGTGAATATGGGCCATTTAACATGAGTAATCCTACTTCTGTAAGATTTCAAGGGCGGCAAGTTCGTATGAGAGTTGAAGGTAATGTTGCTACTGATTGGAGATTAGGCATTATGCGCTTAGATGCGCGGCAAGGTGGGCGCAGATGAGGATTGTCCCACCGTATACACCAGATATACAGGCTTGGGCAGAAAACATTAGGCGATTTCTTGGCAAAGCGCTTAACCAATTAGACGCAAAAGATCAGTATAGTTCTGCCGCAGAAGATGGGGTTATTTTATATGATAGGGTAAACGACTACCCTGTAGTCTCCCGAAATGGCGAATTTCGCCAAATTTTGCTAGAGGGTGGTCACGTTAAACTTATACGCACAACAGCGCAAACGGCTGCGTCGGCTAATACTGCTTACAGCATTACTTATGAGGCGCCTACAAATAATTACAAGATAGACAGAGACGCCACCAATAACGAGCGTATTGTGTTTGAAGAAACTGGTGAATACTTATTAAGCTTTACCGCAGAAATAACAAGCTCAAGCGCAAGCGATGTAAAGTTTTACTTTTGGCCTGCAAAAAACGGAACAAACATTAACAACCTTACGATGGTTAAGTCAATACACAACAACGGTGGTACAATGCTTGCCTCTAGAGTGTTTTTACTTGAGTTTGTAGCCAATGATTACATCGAAATGAAGTGGGCGGTAGATAGCACAAATGGCAGCTTGGGTGCAACAGCCGCGACGTCGTTTTCTCCTGCCTCGCCATCATCGACCCTCGCAATTACAAGAATCCATTCGTAGGGGTGTAAATATGTTAGATAATGTTGTAAGATTGCACACAAAGCCAAAGATAAGCATACTCCCCGTGCTATCTGATGATTTTGATAAGTTTGTTAGTAAGGGGATGGAGTTACTGGCTCCGGCTATTCTAAGGCAAGCCCAAAACGTCACAATGCAGGACGTTGAGGACGACATAAGATCTGGTGGATCTGTCATGTGGCTTATTCACCTTGAGGACAAGTTAGTAGCGGCCATAACGACAGTGGTTGTAAAGCACCCTCAGAGACGAAATTTAAAAATTGAATTTATTGGCGGTAAGCGTATGAGACAGTGGATGAATGAAGCAATAAGTTTTTTTAAAAATTTAGCGATTGACGCTCAACTTGATGCGTTAGAGGCAGATGGTAGAAAAGGCTTTGGGAAATATGTAGATGCGTCGCCTTTCCGAGCGGTGTATACTCACTATGAGATGGAGTTAAGGTAATGGGATCTAAAACCACAAGCGAAACAAAATTACCCGAGTTTCAAAGAGAGTTTCTCGAAGAAACTGTCCTTCCATACGCTAAAGATATAGCCGGTAGAGAGTTTACCCCATATGAAGGCGAGCTTGTTGCAGGACTAACGCCATTACAACAACAAGCAATGGAAGGCTACGGAGCCCTTAGTATGGGTGCGCCTATGTTTGAGCAGGCAGGAGAAACTTTCGGGCGTTTGGCAGACTTCCAGATGACGCCGATGCAGGCGGCAACCGCAGCTCCGGTCACAACATATGGCGGAGCCACAGTTCAGCCTACTCAAGCTTTCGGCGGAGCCACTATTGAAAGAACAATGCTACCTTCGGCTACAACGATTGGCGATATGGTCACATATGAAGGCGCTCAAATTGATCCAGTTGAGCGAGCGAGAGCCGCACAGCTAAAAGAAGCCGAGCGTATGCGAGCAGTAGGCGCAGTGTCGGCAGCCGAAGCCCCAAGCGAGATTGCGGTAGATAAGTTGGCTACTACAGATATTGACCCATACCTCTCTCCGTACACTCAAGCAGTTATCGAAGCAGGCCAAGAAGACATTGAAAGGCAAAGGCAATTAGCATCTAATAGACTTGCTGCCGAGGCAGAAGCAGCCGGCGCGTTTGGTGGATCTCGTCAGGCTGTTCAAGAGGGTATACTGGCAGGAGAAGCTGTAAGACAAGCCGGAGAACTTTCAGCAACGCAGCGTGAAAGAGCGTTTAGTGAAGCATTAGCTAGTGGTCGTTTTGACATTGGCAATGTGCAGCAAGCACGCAGCTTGGCGGCACAGCAAGAGCTGCAAGCAGAAACACTTGGCCAACAAGCCAGAGAAGCTGCGGCGGCAAGAGATCAAGCAGCCAGAGCAGGCAATATGCAGGCGGCTAACGAGTTTGCAAGGCAACAGGCACAACTTGAGCAGCAAGCGACGCTTTCTAACCAAGCGGCTTTTAATACTAGGGCGCAGGCGCAAGCGCAGCTTACGCAGCAAGCAGGCTTGGAGTCTATGGATGCCCTTAATCAACGCACAATGCAACAAGCTGCATTTGAGCAGCAAGCGGCAATGGCTGCGGCGGCGCAAGAAGCGGCTAGAGCCCAAGCGCAAGCAGGTCTTGCGCAAACTGCCGGCCTTACGGCTTCCGAACAAGATTTTGCACGGGCAGCGCAGCAAGCAGGCTTAACGCAACAAGCAGGGCTTACGGCTGCCGAGGCTCAAAATGCTGCGGCGCAAGCGCAGGCAGCAAGAGATCAGGCAGCTCAGGCGGCGACATTTGGCGGCCAATTCGATGCTGCCGGATTGCAGCAAGCAGGAGCGCAGGGCTTGTTAGGAACCGCAGGCGGACAACTACAACAGCAATTAGCCGGCCTCGGAGCTCAGATGGGCGCAGGGGGAGTTGGACAAGCGTTACAACAAGCTCAGTTAGACGCTGCATACGGTCAGTTTGGCAGAGAGCAAGATTTCCCACTTACTGGCTTGAACGCATTGCTCGGCGCGGCATCAGGTATACCTGCCGGACTTGGCACGACCACACAGCGTACTGGTGGGCTCGGGCCTGCGTTGGGTGCGATAGGTAGCATTGGTATGGGGCTTGGGCCTTATGGAATGAACTTACCATTTTTAAGAACGTAGGAAGTTAAAATGGCATATATACTAACACAAGAAGACATAGACAGATTTGGTCTCATAGACGCTATGGCAGGCGACGTAGCTACGGCGGCAGACTTGCAGAAGATAAGCATGGCTACAGGATCTCCGGCAGAGCAGTTGGCAAGAGGTGCTATGGACTTGAGTGTCCCGTCGATGCCTATGGGAGAGGGAAAGGTAGTTAATCAGGCAGACAGAATTTTAACTAGCCCAATGCCAAGCGAACCAGTCGTTGGCTCAGAAGGCATCGCGACAGATGCCTTAACGGAACTTGGCATAGGGGGAAATATAAGACTTGCAGATCGGGCAACTCCTCCGACAATGCCAGAAAAAGCAACAACCGTAACCGCGCCAAGCGCCATGATGAGCTTGCTTGATCAATCTATATCACAAGACCCGTTTGAAAATTTGAGCAAAAATCAAAGAACAATGCTTGCATTTGCCGCAATTAAGGATGCAGGCATGGCGCTGCAAGGGAAAGAGGGCACAGCATTTTCTGGAACACTAACAGGCTTTAGAGAGCGTGCCGACATGGAGCGTAAGCGCCAAGCGGTAGCAGCTAGGCGTCAGCTTATGGGTAATCTTATGGGTGGCATGGGTATGGGCGGCGCAGGCGCGGCAGGCAGTCCTACGCAACAGCGTGAAGCAATTATGAGCGCCCTCACTGGCCAACTTATAGACGCCCCCACTGCAAACATTCTTCTTGGCAATGTTGAGAAGCAAGAGTCCAACATGTCAGGAGCTTCAAAAGCCACGGCGATGATAGCAGATATTGATAACTTGTTAAGTCTTGAAGGCTTAGATCAGATTGTAGGTGTAAAAGGCATAGCAACCGGCGCACTTGACACTTTAGGGCTTGGGGCATTGCTTCCACAGGCGCAAGTAGCCAGAGGTGTTTTAGACAAAATTAAAGGTGGCGTGTTCTTAAATGCATTTGAAAGCCTAAAAGGCGGAGGCCAAATTACAGAGTTAGAAGGTAAGAAAGCTGAAGAAGCAGGGGCTAGGTTGCTTACAACTCAAAGCCCAGAAGATTTTAGAGCCGCACTGGCCGAGCTTAGATTTTATACTGATATTGCCAGACGTAGATCTATGGGAGAAAATATTCCGCCAGACACTTTTTACGAGCCAACAACTGGCGCGGCAGGATCTTTAAACGAAAGAAAACAAAAATGGCTTCAAGGCGGTTAAAATGGCAGAATACACTGTAGAAGATTATCGTAAAGCCGCAAAGGCAGCTTACGAAGCAGGAGACATAGAGGCGGCAGAGGCATTAATTGAAGAGGGTATGGCGCTCGAGCAACGGCTCAAGCCTGCACCAACTGGCGCTGAGATAGTCGAACAGTTTGATGACGGTGGGCGCATTTTAAAAAGCACACAAACCGGTCAAGAGACTTACGTTACTGACGGATACACTACATCAGATCCTGCGCGTATATCCCAAATACGAGCCGCAGGCGGTAAAGCCGGAGAAGTTTACAAAACGTCTATGGCTGAAGATATTATTAGCCAAGTAGGTGAGTTACCGGCAAGAGCTGCAAGCGCGATAAAAGGCGTACCATTTGTTGGCTCATATATTGACGAAATCATAGGGCAGTTTAGCCCAGAGGCAGCGCAGGCAACAAGAGCGGCGCAAGAGGCTCGAGAGATAGTAGCGCCAGTTACAACTGGAATATCAAGAGCAGGCGTAGGCGTGGCGACCGCTATTCCTGCGGCTATAGCTGCTCCTGCAATATCTGTCACTCCGCTTGGCACTTCTTTACTAAGCCGTGTAGCCGCAGGAACTGGCCTTGGGGCCGGCGTTGGGGCTTTGGAAGGTGCAATATACGGTTACGGCGAAGGGGCTACACCTCAAGAGCGTGAGGAAGCTGCTAGACAGCAAGCACTATTTGGAGCCGGAGCAGGCGCAGTGCTCGGTCCACTGGGGCCGACTGTTGGCGCAATAGGCGGTAAAATTAGAGGGCGTCAGGTGTCAGCTCCTGCGCGTGAAGTTGGACGCGAGATAGGCGCAAAAGAGCAGGCGCTAGGATTAATAAGCGAAGCAGCTCGCATGGACGCTCCAACAGCCGCAGCTAACTTGCAACGTGCAGGGCGTTACGGATCTCTTGGACAAATGGGACCGGCGACACGAAATCTGTTAGACTTAGCGGCTTCATCTACTAGCGAAGGCGCAGCCATTGCGCGACAAAATATTGAAGAAGTTGCAGGATTAGCAGGATCTCAGTTTAACGATTTGCTTGACGTGTCTTTAGGTGGGCCGCAGGCTGCTCAACAACTACAAGACTTGCTTATGGAAGGCACCGCAACAGTTAGGCGCACTGAATATGACAAGGCTTATCAAGCGCCGATAGATTATGCCACTGCACAAGGGCGTAGGCTTCAAGAGCTGCTAGGAAGATTAGACAGCGACGTAATAGCCAGAGCTGAACGACTTATGAGACTAGAAGGTCAGCCATCACGGCAAATTCTGGCTCAGTTAGACGACGCCGGTAATGTTATTGGCTTCGAGACTTTGCCTGATGTAAGA